GAAGAGGTGAGAGGATGGACAAGAGCGTCTTGGCCGAATGTAGCGCTATGAAAGAAGAGATTAAAGATATCAGACGAAGGATAGAAAAAGACCGGAAGGAACTGGACCGGCTGAACCGAATGGTCGTATCAGATTCGGTTGCCTGTGGGAAAAAGGGCAAGAAGCCTTTACGGACGGTCAAAATTCAGGGACGGCCGGAGACGATGATCCGAAGGAAAGAGGCGGCACTGAAACGGAATATTGCCAGACTAGAGCATCTGGAAGTTGAACTGATTGAGTTGACCGGACAGGCGGAGGAATTCATTGAGAAAATTGACAAAAGCGAACTTAGGACAATGTTCCGGCTTTATTACATAGACGATTTAACCTGGGAGATGGTAGCCATGCGAATGAATCATATGTTTCCAAAGCGGCGAATATCCTACACGAAGGATAGCTGCCGGATACGCCATGATAGATTTCTTGAAAAAGTTTCATAAATGTTCGCCACTGTTCGCTGAAAATATGTTGTAATGTATACATGGTTTTCTGATTATTCTTCATAAGCTACTCCTTAAAATTATTTGTGGCACTTCCGCCAGGTGTCACAGCTTGGCGGAGGATTCGGCTCAGACGGTAGCGCCGAGGCACTGAAAAGCCTGAAGACCGTCATCCGGAACATAGCTCAGTCGGCAGAGCAGGGAATAGCTTTCCTGTGTCACCAGTTCGATTCTGGTTGTTCCGCTTTCTCGTAAAGAGAATACCCTCAATAAAACTTTTTTGAAAACGTCCTGTAGAAATACGGGGCGTTTTGCGGTATTATGAAAGAAAAGTTTTAACGGGGGATTGAAATGAAAGTAGAATTTATTATTATATTGTGCAAGAAAGTCAGTTGGCGAAGTATCGCTGGCGGGCGCAAAATGTGAAAGTGAAGAGAATGTGTATTTTGCTATAGGAACAGCGGTGCATTGGCTTATGGACGGTATCGATAGAATACCTAAAAATTTAATAAAACAAGAACATGTGAAGATGTTTTCAGCGATTAGATATGTAAATAATTGTTTGAAACACAATGCCACATTTAAGGAAGCGCATAAGATAGAGGGGCTGGATTATCCATTCGATTATCCGTTTGATTATGGAGCGCATTACATATGGGTTCCTACAGAAAATATAGAAATATCGGAAAAAAATAAGAAGCAGAAAGAAAACTATGATGCAGAATTAAAATGGAAAAATGTTTATAAAACACTTTCAGATATTTTAAAGGTAGTAGAGGAATATTATTCCGAATTTTGAAGAAGAAACGAGGCGTGAATATGTATGACTCGAATCAGGATAAGAACAAACATTGTGATAATGATGTGTTGAAAAAGTATGAAGGGTTAATCGAAAAAATGATTAAAGACAGAGTCTTTTCGGTCGGTTTTGATGGAAAAGAGTTTTTTGTTGCAGAAGAATGCGATGAGTATTTTTCTCATTTCTTAACGAAAGAAGAGGCGTATGGACTGTCGCATATGTTTCGTGAAATAGCAGAATATATGGAAAAGTAAAGCGGCATCTGTTATGACCTATTTTCGTATTCTTTTTCAGAAGCTTTTCTTTTGTCAGATTTTGGTGTATGATAGAAGAAAAGTGAATGGGGGAAAAATGATGGGCATGTATGATATGTTTAAGGATGCAGTATCAATGGCGCAGAAAGCAGATAACATTGATCTTGTAAAGACGATATTGGAATTGCAGCAAAAAATGCTGGAGTTGCAAGAGGAAAATATTAATTTAAATGAGGAAAAAAGGAAATTGGAAAGCATTATTAGTGAAATAAAAACGATTGAATTTAAAGACGATTGTTATTATTTTGATGGGGATGGTCCATACTGTTCACGATGTTATGATGCTGAAAAGAAAAAAATACGTATGCTAAAATTCGATACTCAGCTGGGTTCTATTTATAATAGATGTCCAAATTGCAAGAATGAAGTTTTGAAAGAAACGTATCATGCTAATATAATGAATTTATAGACATAGGCACTCCTCTGGGGTGCTTTTCCTATACACTGAGCCAGGGTCTCCCCGGCTCTTTTATTATACCCAAAACGACGAATGAGAGGTGAGATGGGTTATGGATTATACGAAAATGAAGGTCAACGTCGCAGATGAAGATCATCTGTGGATTGATGGAAAACAGTTCGTATCTTTGAAACGATTTTTAGAAAACAGAAAAGAGATTGCGGGCGAAGTCTTGAAATTGGAAAGGCGAAACCGAGAGTTAGAGGAAGAAAATAACGCGCTTAAAGTACTTTTAAAAGAGCATTTATAGTAGTTTAAAAGAGGTGAGACATCATGGCCAGAGCGCCAGATTCAAGAATCGAACAGGCAAAGGCCATGTACTTGCAAGGAAAGAAATTGGTTGAGATTGCAAACCAACTAAATCTTCCAGAAGGAACTGTGCGGCGCTGGAAATCAACGCACAAATGGGAAAGCGAACGCTCGGATAAAAATAACGAACGTTCGGTAAGAAAACGAGGTGGTCAACCAGGCAATCACAATGCCAATGGGCCACCCCGAAATAAGAATGCAGAGAAACATGGACTCTTTGCGAAATATCTGCCAGAGGAAACCTTGGATATTGTAAACAGTATGACATTGAATCCTCTG